CTATATATTTAAATTATCTAGTTTTTGGGCAACTTCAAGTTGCTTATTTGGGTATAAATGTGAATATGTATTCCAAGTTGTTTCTACTTTTTCATGCCCCAATCTTTCTGCTATAGTTAATATATTTACATCCATATTTACCAATAATGACGCATGAGAATGTCTCAAATCATGCACTCTAATTCTTTTTACATTAGATAACTTACAGCATCTATCTAGCTCTTTAGAAAGATAACTTTTAGCAAATTTAAATATTCTTTCATTATCTTTTAAGTCATATAGCTTAGATAGATAATCTTTTATATTATTATATAAGAAATGTGGGATAGGGACAACACGTTTACTTTTAGGAGTTTTAGGAGAAGAAACAATATCCTCTCCATTTAGTCTTATGTAGCTTTTTTCGACGCTTATTTTATTTTCGAAAATATCTTTTGGAGTAAGAGCTAACAACTCCCCTAGTCTAAGACCTGTCCAAAATAAAATTTCAAATGCTAGTCTAGGTTCTGATTTCTTTTCAAATTCAATAAATTTTTTAAACTCTTCTAATGTCCAAAAGTTCATTTCATCTGCGTTTTTTTTACCGATAGAACCTGCCAAATGAGCAGGATTAGAAGGTAAGTTATAATATTTAACTGCATAATTTAATACAGCAACAAGCTGGTTGTTTATCGTTTTAATATATGTTTGGCTATAATCACTTTTTAATAATTCGTTTTGCCATCTTCTTATATGTGTTGCAGTAATTTCATTTATTTTTAGACTTTTAAAAAAAGGTAAAATTCTAAAGTTTATTAAATACTTTTTAGTTTCTAATGTAGACAATTTTAATCTAGAAGACATATCGTGCATGTATTCTTCTATGAGACTTTCAAAACTCATATCAGTACTCATTTTAGATTTATTCAAAAATTCTCTTTCAAACTCTAGAGCTTCTTTTTTAGTTTTAAAACCTCTCTTAATTTTCTTTTTCCTATCCCCATCGAAGTCTGTAAAATAAAAGCTAGCATACCAACTTTTTCTTTGTTCGTCTTTGTAAGCAGGCATTTTAGACACCCCCAATTATGTCATTTTAATATTACAATAATTATAACATGTTAGATATGCTATCTAAATAATTGTTTTATTTTCCTCTTCTTTTTATTTCTTGAAGCTTGTAATATTTACACAGTTCTAAGAAGTCTTCTTCTAGTGCTATAGATAAGTCTAATATCGTAGATATACCTATATCTTTGTACTCTTGATTTTCTAGTTTTGATATATAACTTCTGTTACGTCTCATTTTTTCTGCTAATTCTAGTTGTGTCATTCTTTTCTTTTTTCTTAATTTTTTCAACATTTATTAAAATCCACCTTTTAATTATTTTTATGACATTTTTATAATTAATAGTTTGTGTAATTTCTTGTAAAAAATGTTCCTCATTAGAACATTTTTTGGTGGAAAAATGTGTTAAAATGTAGTTAAGAAATTAAAAGCAAAAAGCACTATAACAATAGTGCTAAAATGGTAGAGTTTAAAGAAAAAATAAATTTTATTTAAAAGCTTATAAATATAAAGTAAATAATTTGTAAATTAAATCTAAGAATAATGTAAAAAATGCAATAAAAAAATAAAAATTAAAATTATGAAAAATAAAGCTAGTCGACTAACTAAAAATAGAAATATACAGATAATCTAAAATACTAGAAATAAAAAAATAGAAGTGAATTTTTAAAATCAAAACTAAAATCTCTATATTAGTCAAGTTGCAAGATAATATAAATTTATATATAATATATTTACAAAGAAAATTTTAGAAATTTTAAATATTATATTTGTTGAAATAAATACATCAAGTCTATAAGTTAAGGAATTTTTATACCATTTTTTACGAACATAAGTTCTGAAAAGGGATATAAAATATAATATTATAAAAAGAAGGTGATTGGCTAAATATTTTACATATTTAAGGGGCAAGGAATAAATATTATAAATTATAAGAGGGTGACGCAAGTGGGAAATTCAGATTGTTCTAAAATGTTGGCATTTTATGAAATTATGAAAATGTTAGAGACTATTGATGAAGCTAAATTTTATAATTGTAAAGAAGAAATAAAGTCAGAGTTTAAGCATATAAAAAAAGAGGATTGAATCCTCTTTTTTTATATATTTTTATGTTTATTCTTTATTTTTAGTATTTTGCTCCTCCAAAAAAAGTTTTGCTATCTTTAAAGCTTTATTTTTAGAATCATCATCAAGTTCACTAAAAATATCAAGTATTTCTTTCATGTCATCAGATGGATTTAGCTTTTTAATAAGTTCTTTTTCTGTGATATTAGAAATATTAATTTTGATATTAGTTCTACCTAATAAATAGTCAGTTGATATATCTAAAGTATCAGCTATATGTCTCACAACATCAAGCGCTGGGCTTCTTTTACCAGTTTCATATCCGTTATAAGTGTTTGCTGGTAAACTTAATTTATTAGCCATCTCTTTTTGCATTAATCCGAGTTCTTCTCTCTCTTCTCTTAATCTTTTAGAAAATATATTGCTTTCATCTTTATACATTGTAATTGTCCCCCTCTTAAAAACTATAACGAATGTAATTACTCTTATTCTACTACAAAATACGCATTTTGTGATTTTAATTCGCAAAAAGGAAGAAAAAAAACAAAAAACGTATTGACAATTCACAAAACGGAGTATATTATATAAATATAGAAACTTCAAATTGAGAATAAAAGGAGTGATATATATTGAAAAATTATATATTGAAATCTCTTAGAGTAAGACAAGGATTGAGACAAAGAGATTTAGCAAAAATATTAGGAATGAATCCCAGTACTTATTCAAGTAAAGAAAATGGCGATAGGCGATTCACAGTAAGTGAAGCAATAAAAATATCAGATTTTTTTAATACAGATTTGAGAGATATTTTTTTAAATAAATAATTCGCGAAATGTGAATAAAAAGGAGGTAGATAAACATGAATAACTTACAAGTAATAGAAAGAAACAACAAAAGAGTTTTAACTACACAACAACTAGCAGATGTATATGAAACAGATGCAAGAAATATAAGCAACAATTTTAACAATAACAAAGATAGATTTATTGAAGGTAAACATTATTTTTGTCTGCAAGGTGATGATTTAAGGATATTTAAACGCGGTTCATATGATATAGGAATTGCACCTAATGTAAACAAACTTTACCTTTGGACTGAAAGAGGAGCAAACAGACACTGTAAAATATTAGATACTGATAAAGCTTGGGAACAGTTTGATAACTTAGAAGAAACATATTTCAAAGTTAAGCAACAGAAGCTAACTTGTATAGAAGATGTATTAATAGAAAGTTTAAAAGAAATGAAAGATTTAAGACTTCAAGTTAACCAAGCTAACAATATAGCATTAGAAGCAAAAACAGAGGTTAAAACAATAAAAGAAGTTGTTTCATTAAATGCTACTGACTGGAGAAAAGATACGCAACAATTAATTGCAAGGATAGCAAAGAAACAAGGTGGATTTGAACATATAAACATGCTTAGGAGAGAAAGCTACGAATTACTAAATAAGCGATTTGGAGTTGACCTACATAGAAGATTAATCAATAAAAGAAGAAAGATGGCAGAAGAAGGTGTATCTGAATCTAAAAGAGAGAAAGTTAACAATTTAGATGTAATACAAGATGATAAGAAACTCATAGAAGGGTATGTGGCTATTGTAAAAGATATGGCTTTAAAATATGGAATATCAAGTGATTTAAGCAAAAATTAAGTTAAATCACAACAGCACTTTGAAAACTAAATACAGAATATTTTGAAAAGGAGTGGTTAAATTGGAAAATAAAAAAATAGAAGAAATAAAAAATGCATTAATAGGGGTGAATCAGATAGAGTGGTCTTTAGTAAAATCTTTTATTGATATGTATTTTAGTAAAAAAGCCGCCAAACTTGAAATTGACGACCTAGATAATTTTGATTTGTATATAAAACGAAAATTTTAATTACTAGCAATTTGTATAAAGATTGGATGGATTCTATAGTCAACACCCTTATAGTAAATATGAACATAATCTTGCTGATACATAGTATGTTCTTCTTCTTTATTAGAAGGACTCCATACATCAGCACCTTCTTCCCACCATATGTAAGGCGAAGAATGGTTACTACCCATTTTACATTCTGGGTCATCACATAGATTAACCCAATTACCAGCTAAACAAGCATATATTTTAGTCATAATATCACCAACTTTCATATAAATTTGGAATATATTCCATATTTATATTATACCATGTAGAACGAAGGTGATTAAGTGTTAATAGGCGACAATATAAGTCAAATACTAAGAAAAAGAAATATAAAACCTTATAAATTAGCAAAAGAATTAGGAATAGATGAAAGTGGATTATACAAAATTATAAGAAATGAAAAGAAAAATCCAACCATAAACACTCTAATAAAAATAGCTGATTATTTAGATGTTACATTAGACGAATTAGTTGGAAGATAGAAATTAAATACAGAGTATTTTGAAAAGGAGTATGTAATCAAATGAAAATTAAAAAATTAGCACTAGCAACAGGAGAAGTATTTGAAAATATAGAGCTCAAAGAGTTTGAAAATAAAGGAGAATGCTTACCATCAAATATGGTAAAGGTTATTGATGGTAAGCAGGAACTTCTAATAAATAAAGAGTTCATATTATCATTAGAAGTCAAAAGAAAGACTACTTTTTAGGTCCTTTCTTAGTTTGTGACAGAGCACTACCAGCAACCGATTTGGAAGCAGCACTATATCTTCCGTCTTTAAGAATCTTACTAGCCTTAGAAGCAACAGTTTTACTTGTTTGTTTAGTATTTTTAGCTATAGGTATCACCACCTTTAAATGTATTTATAGGATATATCCTACAAATATAGTATATCAAAGGAGGAAAATAATGGCAATTAATGACAACATAAATAAAATTTTAAAAGATAGAAATTTAAAAGCGTGGAAATTAGCAAAAGAAATAGGAGTAGATTCAGGAAATTTATATGCAATTTTAAGAGGAGAAAATAAAAATCCAACTATAGATACTCTAATAAAAATAGCTGATTATCTAGATATTACATTAGATGAATTAGTCGGAAGATAGAAAGGGTGAGATAAAAATGAGTGTAGCATTACAATTCATAGATACAAAAGACTTAGTACAAGAGCTAATGCGAAGAGACGATACAACAGACATCATCAAGATGTTTTTAGATAGAGAAGGAATCAAGAGAATGGAGTTAATGACTATAGAAGAATTTGCTGAGTACTTGAAAGTATCTGATGTAACAGCTAGAAACATGGCAAGAGAAGCCATGATAACAAAAGATTTTATTGCTTTAAAAATAGGAAGAAAGTACATGATTGATAGAATATCATTTGAAGAATTTATTATGAAAAATGCAATGAAAGATAGAGATGTAATAAAAAAAAGAAAGGGGGTGATTTAGTTGAATGTA